CAAGTCTTACTGGTCTGCAAACCAGTCGACAAACATATTATTTACTATTTATATTCATTTGTAAACAGTAGATACAAAAAAGCCCCTAGTTTGGGGCTTCTTTCTTTAACTCTAGTTGAAGTGTGCAAATATCATCATCTTTTTGGGGCGGTTTATAGCCCCTTTTTTATTTCCACATGGTTAATTCTTTTCTATCCACCATAAACGATACCTCACCACACCTTACACGCACATCATCGGTTCTATGGGTATAGTTGTGTTCACAATCAGAAAGCTTAATAGGTGAGCTGAATGGCGTTACTTGGTATACCTGATCTGATAATCTTTCCTCGGTACGGTTGACACGTATCCAGTGCATTATATTTTCTTTGGTCTTTTCCATGGTCTAACCTATAAATTTATTATAAAACTTAACATCAAGTGCTTGCCCTAAAGCCACCATACTATGCCATAGCGGAATACTATTAGAATAAGTGAAATTCTCAATAGTGCTTACTGGTACACCTGATATTTTACTTATTACCTCGTAAGAATACTTTCTTTCTTTGAGCGCTGTTCTTAAATCCTCAATCGGATCGCCCTCTATCTCGAACCCTAACGCATTTAATATCTTGAACATGGTATCTACCTTTGCGCTACGGGTTTTCTTTAGTCTGCGGATAGTGCTTTCATCTAACCCAGCTTTTCTTGCCAGCTCTGTAGAACCATATTCTTTTATTAGGTTATATATTATCAAGACCCTTTCTCTTTATTTCTCGGTTAATGTACCAGATAGCTTTTTCCAGATCTTGCTTAGTTGCATCCTTTAGACCTGCTCGCCAGATATATTTGATTGCATTACCAAGGTTAAAACTCATGTGTTCCGTTACCTGTATGCACTCAATACCGCTAGGATGTGCCTTATAGTGATTAGGGTTAACTGCATCCTTTAGATAATTTTCTTCTTGCTCGCTGTAGTGGTTCATTGTTATCTCCAAATCTTTTACTGATTTTAATAAAAACTCTATATGTATCATTGTTTGTTTTAGCATATATTGGTGCTCAGGGTCTGAGTCCTCACTCAATTCCTCTAAATATTCAATAATGTCATCATGCTCGTCTTGGTCAAAACAGTTTTCAAAGTGACTCATTACACACCTCTAAAAGTAAATTTATTGATATTGTCATCGACATTCATGTACTTGCAAAACATCAGGAACAACGGATAGCTTGGGTCTTGCTCACGCTTGCGGTATATCCATCTTGAAATAGTACCCTCAGATATGCCTAAGTCATTTGCTACATCACATATAGATACATGCTCGCTTTTATCCCACAAACCTCTCATGTAGCTGTTTATCTCATGCAGCTCACAAGGAACCTCTTGCCCTAATGACTTTAGCAGATTCAATGCTGTACTAGTCCTCATAGAGTGACCATGCTTAAATAGACTTAACTGCGATAATGTAAAACCTGTCTGCTGGCGTAGCTTTTTAAACTCACCCCACTTGTAATCTTTAAGTAATTCTTGAATATCAATCATTCGTTATACTCCAGCACAAAATCATCAATCTGGTCAACCATGTCTGCATTAGCTGAGATGTAGTCATGCAGCTTAACTGACTCGCTCTGGTCAAACTTAACTGTGTAGCCGTTAATATCCATCGACACTGGTATAAAGTGACCACTGTTAGTATCTACCTGGCATTTAATATTGGCCCAATCAACTCTACTGTCGTAGTCTAAGTACATAGAGCCATTGTCTATAATGATTTCAATGTCACCAATAAAGACCTCTGTAGCCTCCTCGTTTCTTTTGTAGTTGTACGTGTACTCAACACCCTCAACGTCAATTAAGATATTATTCTCCACAACAATCTCCTCAAACTTTAATCTATAACCACATGCATTAGCGATGGCTTGCACGTTAAAAAATGATGGCTCAACTCTGTCCTTGATCCAATTATGCATGCTGGTCTCAGCAAAACCATGCTGCTTACAAAAACCTTTAACCTGTCTATTACCTAATAGCTTCTTAATTATATTGCTAGTCTTCATTTAAAACCCTACCCATAGTAAAGCAACAAACCAAAAAAAAGCCGACACACCTACCAAAGCAATAATCTCCCATGCCTTAGTTTTAGTATCAGCTTTCTTGTTTTTAGGTGCCATATTCACATAATCTTTCATTTTATTGCCCCTTGCGCTTAGCTGCTAACATAGCTTCATATCGTGCAATGCGTTTAGCATTTTTAATAACATCAGCAACTAAATCGAAAAAAGCTCTTTGTGTTTCACGAGTTGAGTCTGCTTCACCCCAACCCTGATTTTTAAGCTCATCATCAGCCATGGCAATAACCTGATCTGGATTTAAATCAGTGCCAGCTAAAATTTTTGGGCTGTTTTGCATTGACTCTTTCAACATAATTTTAATACTTTTCATAACAATCTCCTTAGTTAGTAAGGCTATTATTATCCAGATATGGATATTTGTCAACACACTATGTGTAATAATCTACATTAAATGTTCAAACTCTTTAATCCTTTCTTTTAGGATGTACTTCATTGCTTCAATCTCATCCCTGGCGTATTTCTTTGGCTGATGCTTGGTGGCATTCATTTCCTCGACAAATTCCATCCCATAGTTGTCAATCATCCATAGTGTGTAGTCGTCATGAATTTTGTGATCGAACCTATTACACCCTTTGCACTGAGCATGAATATTATTAGGGTTTAACTTGTGAATAGTGTATGTGCGGCTAATCCAATGCCCACCGTCCATTTCTTTCCAGTGTTTAACATTTCCACATGTAACACACGTGCAGTAACCATCCTCATCAGCAGACTCTAGCCTGCGTAATTTTTGTAACAATACTGCGCATTCATCTACAATTTTTCTGATTGTCTTAGTCTTAGGCATTTTGTTTGTCCTCTAGCTTTTGATATACAGAGTCTTCTGGAACAGGTAGGATTAATCCAACATTATAAAACTTTTCATAAATCCTGTTCATAAAATGATGCATCTCACCTTTAGATAGCTTTGAAGTGCTTTTAATGAACTCGCTAATAGAGCCATCACTGCAAACAATTCTTCTTACGCCAAGTATCTCTTTTTTTAGCATCTCTTTGACAGTATCCTCGTCATAAGGATACGTTTCAGGTACGTAATTAGGGTCCGCATCTTCATCTTCATAATCATAATATTCCGCATAATAAATATTTCTAGCCTCAAGCCATTGTGTAATAATGCGATACCATAAGTGGCATAAAGCATTTTGAGATAATGATCTCTTTTCACTGTACTTCTCCAGCTTAATAACAAGCGGAACATTGAAGTCCCACTCGTTAATAGCTTTCATTAATTGGTTTAAAGGTAGCTGCTGGTTACTTGTCAGTTTCCAATGCATCATAGAACTCACGTGTAGTCACTCCTAACACATCACAAATAGCCTTAATCCTAGATATACGCATATCTTGAGATTGTCTCCATCGTGACACCTGGTTAACAGATACATCCATTTCTTTGGCCATCTGCTCTAGGGTAATACCCTTATCAAACATAAACCTNTTNATNACNTCACCAACTAACATAANACCTCCTTAGAACGGCAAATCATCATCAAATTCGATGTCTTCAGCCACTGGTGCCTGCTTTGGCTCATCCTTAGCAGTTACCGCTAGTGACAAGAACTTCTTACCCTGACCTGATTGCTTGGTCCATGCTGAGATGTAATAGTCAACACCTGCAACATTAATTGAACCAGTCATATCTGGCTGACGGTCATTCTGCTTACGGTCATTCTTAAAGATTGCACCACTGTTTGTGTTATCGTAATCACTCATTTTTTCTCTCCGATTGTTACTAGCTTTGCAATGCGCTCACTAGCTTCTATTAAAAATTCTTTTATTGTTGCAATAAATTCTTCATCACGCTCAACACGTATGAAAAACATTTCTATTTGCGGATGGTAGCTAACAAAGTCCCAGTAAGGTAACCCAGTGACCAACATGCATCCTTGGACCTGCGTTTTATACTCAGTAGGTAGTTTACCCTTATCCAAGTATTTCAGATGCGTCTTAGCCATCGGACACTTTATCTCGAGACCATGTTCATAATCATTATCGCCCATGATAAGACCATCAGGACTACAACCGAATAAGCCAGATTCGTCAAAAATGAAACCAGTTTCGGTGACAGTTTTTTCATAGATGAATTCGTATGCTGTTCGTGCTTCTTCTTCAAGTTCATTTCCTCGCTCCATAGCTGGTGTTTTAAATGTGTCTGTACGCTCTCCTGTGATGCGTTCACATGCTAACTGATAGCAATAGTCGTCAAACGTACTAGCTCGCTTCCCTGTGCTTGTCACTAGCTTTGAGTAGCTACTAGCACTTGGGATACCTAAGCGGCTTTCAAACCACTCAGGTGAACCTTGTTCGTGATCTGTAATAATCATTTCTGCTCCAGTTTCTTAACCAGCATTCTGTGTGCTTGCTCAAATTGATTAGAGTCTAGGTCCTCAATCTTCTGCACCTTGAACACTTTTAAAAACTTAGTTATATCTGATTCAGTTTCCTTGATTAAAGTAACTAACTGGCCAACCTGCTCCGCTTCAATGCCGCTTGCTTGTGGCGTGTCCTCACCTGCATAGATGTAATGCCCTAAACCAAACATAGCAAAACACTTAGTCAAGCAACGCATCTTAGCCGTATTAATAGCAAATGCATCTGGGTTCTTGATAGCTTTATTCTTATAGTCCATAACTGGTAGCCACATAAATCTAGTGACGCTTTCTTCACCTAATGCGATAGTAACATTAGCTGTAACCTGGACAGTGCCATCGTCAAACTTTTCTAGCTCAAATGAATAGTTAGTAGTTGGATAATGCTCCATCATCGTACCCCATGCCCACGCC